TCTCGAAGGTCTTTACCTTGAAAATGGAGAAGCCGTTGCGGTCGGTAACTTTCTTGGCACTCTGGGGCTTGATATTATCGCCAGTCGAGCGCACGACGTCCATCGCTCGCTGTCCCATCGTCTTCGGAAAATACTCGTAGGCACCTTCCTTCAGCCAATACTCCGCCTGAGCCTTCAACCGGTCGTCAGACATCTTTTCCAACTCGGCTCGGAAACTCGCGTCCTTGGCGGCCTGATTTTCGGCCAACTGCCGCTCCCAAGCCTCCCTTGTCGGCTTCAACTGGCCACCAGTAGTACCGTCTGGTCTCTGCAGAACATAGCCTTTGCCCGGGAAACTACGGGAGGGAACGATTTCAAGTTTAGGGTCTTTGGCAGCCTCAAGGATGCGATCAATCACCGCGGCCCTCTCTGGCGCAACTCCGCTGGCTTCGATTGACAATTTCGGCGTTTCCTTCGCAGGTTCAGGAACCACTCCCTCTTTCTTAGGAGCAACGAATATGTCAACCTGATCCTGTGGCAGATTCCCCACCTTCACCTTGTCCGGATTGAACGCGTCCGCCTGGTTAATCACATTCCTCGTCTTGCGCCCTGCCTGTCTGATCTTACCCCGAGGCAACTCCCTCTGGGGCGCAAACGTGAACTGATCCCCGGCCGGTGTCTGTTCGGTCCTGAATGCGCGGTCCGTGGAAGCCCTAAAATCTTTCGCCGCTTGCCCCGGATAATAATTCGAGAGAAACGTCGCGTCGCCCTCCAGCTCCAATATCTGGTCTATCTCCCGCTCGTTGTAACCTTCGCCTTTCAACTGCTCATATCGTTGCGGACGAGGCAGACCGACACCCGACGCCGGTTCAGCCGGAAGCTCACGCGCAAAGGGATTAACCGCCTCGACTTCATCGAGCGCGGCACTTTCGGGCGCAGGCTCTTGCTTCTTCATCTTCGAATAGCGGCGTTCCCCCACATCGAGATAATCATAATAGCTGTCCAGCGGGTCACGCGTCACGCCAATTCCAGGTACGTGCGACTCCGGCTCCGGCACGTTCCGGCGGATTATCGGTTGCTCCCGAGCATTTAGATCAACAGGGATTCTATCAAAAACATCGACCTCGTATGTCTGACCGTCTTTGATAGTCAAGGTGCCTTCTTCATTCTCAGTCACCCGATGCCAGTCACCGCGGATTTTCAATTCGTCGCCGGTCTTCAAACCCAAATCGCTAACTATTTTCGGCTGGCTTTTGAATTGCTCTTGCTTAAACCTCGTAAGGCTTTCATAGGCACGATTCAACTCGCCCCGTTGCATTTGTGTTAAAGGCTCACCAGCCAAGGCTCTTTCAGCAGCCGCGCGAAGCTGCTTCATATTGAAATTCTTACCGGCCAGCCAAGGCTCGGTTGTCCACATGTACTTGCCGGGTATTCTCTGTCCGCCCGGCATTTCGACATCCACCATCCCGTAGGTGCCGCCAACAACTTCTTCGGTCTTGGCATTCTCCGTGACAACCCGGTCGATGTTTTCAGTCGCCGACTTGATTGCTTCTATGTCCGCACGGTGTGCCTCCTTCAGGCGATAATGAACCTCACCTTCCCGAGCAGCCCTGCCACCAGGCCGGAACTCTCGAGATCCACGCTCCTGAGCCACCGTTCTGCCCACAGTGGCCGAGCGGGCCGTACCCGGTACCATCGAGAATCCTTCGCCATATCTGGTCTCGCCCTCTGGCAGAAGCGGACGCTCGAAAGGAAACACTTCTCCTGGACGCCGATCGCGGAACGTGAAACCACCCCCCCACTCAAGTTGAGGCGATGCTTGGTATCTATTTCCAATTTGAGGCCGCCTGAAGGTGTCTTTGGACGCGTCTCCTATATTGGGGTCACGCATTGTGAAACCCCGCTCCTGACCAATCTGCAACGGTGCCTGTGATCGATTCTCGATAGCCGGAGGCCGCGGTTGTTCCAAATCGGCCATAGTCAGATGCCGGTTTGGATCGAATGCAACCGGCCCGGTCGGCGGTCGCCGGCTCATCACGCGTTTGCCGCCCTCAAAGGCGCCCTTGCCAAGCAAGGCAGTTATCGGTACGCTCTCAGGCGCTTCCGACACGCCCATATTGGCGTACTTCCGATACTCCTGCTGGTCGATCCCTAAAGCCCTGGCGAATGGATTATTCGGATCGATATTCCCGGAGGGATCCTCGACCCCGAACAGCCTCTGAATACGATAGTCTGCCCCAACAAGACCGCTCTTTGCCATATCAGCCAAACCCGTCAGCTCGTCTGTCGGCGCCTGCCCCTCTTGCGGGTCCAGATATTGCAGAAGCCCAGGTAAGAAGGTTGCGATGCCGATCGCACCGCGTCCCACGGTCCGAGCAGCCGCCATCGTCCCCTGCAAAACCTCTCCCCCGAGTGGAGTGTAGGGCGTCGATCTCATGGCGCCTTGAGCCCGGAATAGATCATGGGCTGGCTTGTTCGGGACGAAGTAGTAGGGTCTGCCGCGCATGTTGAACCCAGAATAAACGGCGGCTTCTTCTGGGTACGGAGGCGGTTCAACACCAGTAACCTTCTCCAGCCCCTGCATGAGACTATGCCCGGCCCGCAGCACGTCTCTACCGCCCTCAGCAACGTACTTTCTGGCTGCGTTCAGCGGCTCCACCGTCCGTTCGACCAGAGAAACGCCTTCCCGGCTTGTCGGGACACCGGGTATCGGGCTACTGACAAGATTCGCCAAGCCCTTCACGTCAGGCCCAATATCATGCCAGATGTCGCCCAGCAATCCACGATCGGCCCGATCCACCACGGCCCGCCTTGATCGCAATTGCGCGAGCTGTTGCTGCAGCGGGCTCTGCTGCCTGTTCTTCAGGCGGGCATATTCTTCAGCAAGAGACGGCATTATCTACCACCATGCTCCTGATGCCAAAGGTCGAGATAGTCCTGATAGTCGTCTTCACTTATTGAGCCATCGTATGGTAACGGCGTTAGACCTGCCTGCTCGGGTCCGCTTATAGCAGGTCCCAGATTGTAACTGGCAGAAGATCGTCTGCCAAAACCCTGCGTGTTGAATGCCTGGTCCAGTAACTGCTGAGCTCCCTGGACGTCCGTGCTCGACCAGGAACGCGGCCTGAACTGCATAAGATGAGTCTCAGGGTCACTTACCCAATCACCGATACCCTGGCCGTACCCTTCAAGAATCGCCCGGGCAAAAGCTCCGGAGACGCCAGACGGATAACCACTGGCATTGACGCCGGAGCTATTTCTTTCAAGACGGTTTTCTTGACGCAGCCCCAGATTATAATTCCGGCCCGCATCCTCTCGTCCGGCCGTGAACGTGGCGCTCCTGAAAAGATCGCCGATATTGTCCCGCTCTTTGCCGTATTCGAAGACGTCCCGTTTGAACGCCCGATTCAAAGCGTCCTGCTTTTCACGATAGGCACGGTCCAGCGCCGATTCCTGCACTCCCTGCTGGAACTGCTTGTTGGCCAGCCCGAAACGGTCTCGGCTCAGTCCCAACATGTTCTGACGGTAAGCCTCGTCCTTTTTCTCCCGTTCGAGTCTGTCCCGGTAGTCACGTTGGTTTTCGGCGTAGCCGATCAGTCCGGCGCCGGCACGGCTCATACCCCTGCCGATTCCGCCAAAGATTGCCCGGCCTGGTGTCATTTCATACGGCATTGCATCAACCTCCTCCCGCCAAGGCACCGGCAATCTGAGTATCGTAACCTCGGCGAAGCTGGCCCTCTCGGGCGATCATATCCGCCAGCCAGTTTCCTTTCAGGTTGCCGTACTGCCACATGATTTCGTTGTAGGCCCGAGCGTCGTCCAGACCAAACCGCTGATCGGCCTGGTGTGCGATCGGCTTGATTGCGGCCCGGAAGGCGTTCTCGCGAGTCGTTGCAAGCGCCCGGGGATCGAATACGGGCTTCCCGAACATACCTTTCAGTTGATTACGGCCCCACTCGGCGTCTTTTTCGGCCCCAGACTTGAACAGCGCATCCCCTAGACCGCCCACAATGTCACCGCCCGCTTGCAACGCCTGGGCCTGCCAGAAGGGATTGTAGTTTATCCCACCACCCTGTTTTCCCCCGGCCTGGTAGCCGCTGAGGTACGGCGCGTATCGTCCCATCCGAAATTCGTTCATAATCTCACCTGCCTATCTCAGAAGTAAAGGCTCAGTCCTGGGCTCGAAGTAGACGTCGATCGCGTCTATGGTCATATAGACGAACGGCGCCAGCCCCGGCTGATTGAATAGTCGAAGATGATGCTCCAGCGCCGGAGCCGCCGCCTCTAACTGCTTAAACTGATACACCTCGTCCAAATCAGTGACGTTGATCGTGTCCGCCAACAAACTCCCCGTCTCGCCCAGCAATTCAATGGATACCTGCTCGCTATCCGGAGCGTCACTGGCCCTGATTCCTAAAGCCCCTACCCTGGCCTTGTACGGATAGTCAACAAGCCAGGGACCAGTCCGATATTCAAACTGCACCGCTGTCGTGTCGGGATCCGTCGTCACACCGCCGTACTTGTAGAGTTTGCTTTCTCCTGGCTTTGTGAAGTAGAAATCGGTCCCCGGCACAAAGTCGGTCGTCGTCTCGGTGCCGTAGAGCGTGCCGGCGGCAAAGGTTAGACCGGTCCAAGAGTACCAGACTTCCTCACCAAAAGCGTCGGCGGCCGCTTTGTCGTAGACCCAGGTGGTATCCCAATCCGACCCATGAAAGGAGATCAGGTACTTTTGTTCCTCTGGCAACCATCGTCCGACAGCTTTGCGTCGGACGTCGAAGGAATAGTACGTGAAGCCTTTCAGCTTCTTGGAGATCAGACCTTCCTCGACGGTGCGCTCAAGCTGTTTGCCGTCTGTCTCGAAGACTACCCCCTCGGCGGAGAGGTAAAACCGACCGTTGGAGCCGGCAGCAAAGGATTTCGGGGCGATACAGCCCCAATCACCAACCTTCTGCACGTCCGCAAAATCGTTGTACAGAATGTAGTTGGAGTAGTTTTTGTATACGTGAAAATACCGCCCGCCGTAGCACACGTTTATCTGATCGCCATCGTCCGGATTGATTTCCTTGCGATTAAAGACGCCAAACACACCGCCAGAATCCAAATCCGACCAAGCCACAGTCGAACCGTCCCAACCGACGAGCAGATTATCGTAGGATAGAATACCAGAGAATATAGGCGGCACGGCATCACGGTAGATCCGTTTGCTCTGCAGCGAGTCCCAATTGATGCTGTCGACCAGCGTCGTTTGCCCTTGTTTTAGTTGCTCAACCAACCGAAACTCTGAGACCACTACGGTATCGATTCCCAACGGGAGGACCCACTTGACATCGCCCTTATAGAAGAAATTGTGAAGTCGAGTCAGGAACGTATCAAGCGGCGTAAAGTTGCTGTCGTAGGTTACCTGCAGTATGTGCGCCCGATAGACGTTCACCACCAACCCGCTATCGCCATAGGGGATATTCGGCACGGTGATCGAGTAACCTTTCGGTTTCAACTTGTTTCCAACCGCCGAATCGGCGTCCACGTATACCGCCAGTCCAGCCGATAACCCGGATTCTACGCCGAACACAGTGTCCATCACGGTGACGGCGTACATCACCGCCCCCGTATCATTCTGCTCTGGGATACCGTAGAAAATGCCCCACTCAGCGTCGGCATCGGCGCTATCATAAGACATAAATGAAAGCGCAGAGTCATAACTTGGAGCACCGTATGACTGGACCAACACCCCGGTATCATCCAAGCCTGTGTATGTCTCTGGTTGAAGTAGGGGCACGCTATCCGCGGCCGATAAGTCAGCGTCAGAAAGGCTGTCTATAAATTTGATCGAACCCAGACCCGATGCGCTTGAAGCCAACGCCACGGTTCCGATGCTGAAGGCGTAATCCGACTTGTCCAACCTTCCAGGATTGGCTTTTGTCCGGTAGCCAACGATCCAAATGCTATCCGGCGCCGGAGTCACCGAATCACCCGGCATCCAGGTGAAATCTTTGATCAGGACTTGTCCATTCTCCACTCGGACCGGATCTGAGACGAAGCCTATGCGCCCCAATGAATCGGCATCCTCCGTTGGAGCCGACCGAAAAGCGTAGCGATACTCCCCGTTGGGTCCGCCGTCGTTGTCCAACGGTGTAAGGGTAGGCTCTCCCAAAGCATTCGGAGGATAGGAGCGGGCTAATTGTCGGTTGTAGGCCACCCCTTTCTGCGCCCCATTCACAACAAATATCTGATCGTTGAACTGAGCGAACCACGGGCGCCGCTGGACAGAAAACGGCATCCAGAGTGATTCGATATTCAAAACAGCGGTATCCAAAGATTGGGTGGTATCGGTGGCGAAAGTAACTGTCAGCCCGGCCATTTCCTCCTTGACTTTGAGGGGCACAGCCGTCGCCGTGAAATACTGCAGGAAGGTCGCGTTAGCATTGAGGCTGTCGCGCAGATTTCTGTAAATCGCGTACAAGCCGTCTTCCGAATCTATGGCCCTGAAGGTATCCACAATCGTATCAGAGCCGACGAAAATGCTGTCGACGTAAGTGTAGGGGCGAGTCGCCTCCGAAATCGTAAGGGTGTAGAGATTACTCCCAGAAAACTGATCGTCGCCGGACGGCGAAACGTACAAACCTCCGTACCCGACGCCTGTACTATCGAAAACCGAGAGAAGTTCCTGGGTCCCATCTTTATAGTATGCCGCGGTAAAATCAAGACACGAATCCATTCCGGACAGAGCTGATATGCTGTCGAACCCCTCACGCAAACTGGCCGAACCGATCCGTACCCTGGACAAATCCAAGTTGTTGCAAGTCCTGGCCTCATTCTTTCTGATCGCCAAATCGGACGCAACTATATTCACGCCGGTTAAGCCGGTTGCGGATTCTCGCTCGACGGCCGCCCCCCTCACGGCCGCGAGCAGGACGAAGGGTACTATCAACAGAGACAGGTACTTCACTACTTACTTCTTTCCCTCAATCTCTCGCATTTGTGGCGGCAGACCCGCCGTGTACAGGCCCCGCCAGTACGCAGCTCGATCAACTCTGCCACAGAGCAAATCTATTTGTTCGCACACGTGCCACCGGATATATCGCCGGTATTTGCTCAGAACCGTCGTAGTGTCGCCCACAGCGGTCAACTTCGCGCCCCTGGCGTAGTAGCAGACAAACAGCGAGATCGACCCTCCAAGGCTGGAGTCATGCCAGACTTTCGGGCAGGTGTACAGCCCGCCGGCGAAGGTCGAGTAGTAGAATTTTTCCTCACCCTTGATGATTTTTGCAGGTTCAGCCATAGCCGTTTCGGCGTTCGACAGTAAATGTGATAGACTATCACGTGGGACGTACTCAAGTGGAATGCGAATGCTGTCCCCAAGAATCCAGTCGCAGCTGTAAATCGACACGAAATCGGAGGGCAGGACGGCGCTTTCAACCGAATCCCGCGCAACAACGGTGTCGACCTTTTCAATAGCCGGCCAGGAAGTGGAAACGTCCTCGATCGCGACATTCACGAACTCATAAACCTTGGCCAGCGTCACCAGATCGGTGCCTGTTGGTTTGATCCCCAGCTGGTTCAGCGCCGCGACCGTCATCGAGTCAAGTCGAGGGCTTGTTTGCCCCACGGCCAGAACCGGCAGCAACAGCAGCGATAGGACTACTGATACAATCGTTCGTATCGTCCGCATTTTTTCATAACCTCACGTTCCCGATGAGCTTCGTCCATTACTTGCCGGGCTATTCCCGGCGCCCGGTCAACCTTTCTGTCCGGAAGGGACCGATAAGAGTTTCGTCCACGGCCTGGGACGTAAACCCGATAAACGGGTGGAACGAAAACTCCCCGCTTCATGGGGGCGCCGCATTCATCACAGTTGACAGTCTGCCAGGCATCAGCGAAAGACGACCTCTGGTAGCCGCACTCGGGGCATTGATATTCGTGGGCGTCCATCAGAACAAACTCCCGCTGCTGTATCCAAACCACCCGGCCCGTCTCAGATTCCGACGAGCAACATACGGATTGACCAGAACCGACTTGGCGCCGCCACCTGACCGGTTATGGCTGTTTATCTGGTCGGTAAGTTGAGACTCCAGTACCTGACGCATCGCCGGTGTGAATCTGGCTCTGATAGCGGTATCGAACAGTCCGGCGAAATCATCAGGGAAGTCCTCGAACGTGACGCCGTTTTTCCAGTAGCGATACCGCAAGCACCGGCCGCTTTCCGACGGTGTCTTGTAAAGGGTGACCTGGGGAGAACCGCTCGACGTACCGGTGGGGACCCATATTGCCGTCTTCGTCATGGTGTACCGCTGAAGATAGTCGTCTATTTCAGCCGGCAGTTTTTTGTCAAGGAGGCGCAGATCCTCATCGTCCGTGTCCGAAGTGTTGTCTGCCACCCGAACATTGTAGATCGCCCGGCAATCGTTGTCCGCACCGATCAACGTGTACTCCGCCTGGTCGGCCACCGTACCGTCGGTATGGTCGTTGACTCCCATAACGAAGTCCCAGCTATGCGCCAGGGTCAGGACGTCGACGGCAATATCCAAGTAGTCGTTTGCCATCTCACGCTTTTCATCGACAGCAATGTCGAGCGCCCTGATCTCCGGCGCCGCCAGGGCCAGGCTTATCTGCGATTCCCTGAGCATTATCCGTCAGCTTTCGGCAGAGACGGTCCGGCGTTTGTTCCGGTAACAGCACCGGTCGACCGGGCGCCCGAGACCAGCTTGATCTTGTCGTCCAGTGCGTCTCTCTGCTTCAGGAGCTGCAGGTATTCCTGGGAGCCGATTTCGGCAGCCGCCGGTTCTTCGCGGCAATACTTCCGCAGTAACCGGACCGCCTGAACCTGGGTCAGCCCCTGGGATTCCGCCCATTCGGGCGTGCAGACGAAGAAGCCGCTGTTGAAGACGGCCTTCACAGGCCCGGCCACCGGTTGAACGACGTGGCCACCAAGGCCGTCACTGACGAGAGCCGTGCGCGTTCCGGTCAGGTTGACCGTTCTTGGCGTCGTGACCTTGAAAATGTAGGGCTTGCTCGGATCGATCGGCGGGTCGTCCAGCGTGTCCTTCGGCTTCGCTTCCACTACCGGCGCTCCGGGAAGAGGTGCTTTCGCCTTAGCTTCCGCTTCGGCCTTTGCTTTCTCTTCAGCTTCTGCTTTCGCCTTAGCTTCCGCTTCGGCCTTTGCTTTCTCTTCCTTACTCACAATTTTATCCTTTCGGTTTTAGAAGGGAGGCCCCGTTTTTGGGGCCCCCGCTTTGTCGTCTCGCTTTTCATCGAGTTCGAAGGGCCTACGCCACAGAAACGGTCTTGAGCCGCAGACGACCATGGCATTTCGGCTGTCTGAACCGAATGCCCTGAATCGTCCGGTATTCGTAACCGGTCTTGGTCGCACCCGTCGAGTGACGGTAGTCTACCGTCGTCATCGAGGTGCTGCCGATGTTCTGGAGCGTGACCCAATCGAGCTTGTCCATGTCCAGGAAGAAGCAGTTCTTCCACAGAGTGGAAGCTGCCGGCCGCAGGGCGTCGTGCATGATGAAGTAGACCGTACCGTGGGACGAATCCCACCGGCCAATCTTCATGCCCAAAACGTCCTGAGACGCGAAAGTCTGCATCTTCGTTATTCCCCACTTGTCCAGAGCGGTCCGCAGGGCGGACGGGCAGAAGCAGAACCGGGTGGCGCTGCCGTACTGGAAAAGCGGTTCCAGGAAATCGACAAACTCCCACATGGTCAGATCGGTCTGATCGACCATGAGGTTGGTGTCGCCTTCGTTTTCGATGAAGTAGTTGCAACCGCCACAGGTCGTCGGAGCATCACCGGAACCGTGACTTCCGGAGAAGGCACCCTTGTCACCGGCGTAGGGCTTGCCGATGATATTCGCCATTTCGATCTTCATGAAGTGCTCGATGCCCTTCTTCCGATCCTGGAACGCCTGATCCTGCTCTCCGCGCAGAAGGCTGTTCTGGAGAATATCCGTCAGCAACCACGACGTGCGAATGTCCTGGGTGTAGTTCTTGACGTCGACTTCCTGAGTGGTCACGGAGTCGGGCAGGTCGTGTCCCTGCTCGAACGCGTTGGACAGGCGAGTCAGATGGTAGTTGTCTACCAGGGCCGCTGCCGAAGCAGTCCAGCCCTCCGCCTGTCCGTAGTCGCGGATGACCGTCAGCGTGTTCGTGCTGACAGAGGTGACCAGCATAATTTCGCCGGTCTCATCCACCCGGACCAGATCGCCAGCCTTGAACAGGCCGCCGGTATCAACGACAATTGCCGTGTCGGTGTCGGAATAGCCTCCACCATTGTTGACCTGGTCCTGGTAAGGCACCGTCACATCCTCGTAGTGGTGGAAGTCGACCGTATCGGACGAATAGTGCCCGAGGCGCTGGGTGACCAGAGTCATCGGGTTTTTCCACGGTTCGAGGAGAGCAATGCCGCGCGCGTAATCCGTATCCTCACGGGCGGTTACTAGTGAATCGCGAGCACGAACACCTGCTACAAGTGTAAGTGCCAATTTAGCCTCCTTTTATCTCTGACTGGAACCTGAAGGCTATCCTGTCCCGCTCATAAGAGTGCCCACGACGTCGCCGCCGGCAGCCTTCATGCGGTTCAGATGTTTCTGGTTCTCAGTTTCTTCCTTCGGTGTTGCCACGCTGGCCGGCGCCGGTTGCTGGGTCAAGGCCGCATTCTTGGCATGGGCCGTAACTGCGGCAATCTGTCCCACTGTCTGGGCCGTACCTTCATGGCTCTGCATGATGAGATCAACCTCTCTGACCAGCCCCTGCAGAAACGCCGTAGGTCCACCAGGAATGCCGGGTGACTTTTCATCACCAGGATGGACGAAAACGCGCACACCGTAGTACCGGTTGACGTTTTCAATCGCCTTCTTGAAGACCTCGGGCGGCACAGCCTGTTCCAATTGGTTGGCCTGCTCTGAACAGGCCGAGAACTCACGACGGAATGCCGTTTGCTCACGAACAGCCGCTTGCTCTGCCTCATACTGCTGATCCTGCTGCCGAATCTCCTGGTTGGCCTGAACGACCGTGTCCCGAATCATCTTCTGGAGCTGGCGCCTGTCGGTGAAATCGAACTCGTCATCGAACTCGTTCGTCCCCGGAGGCCCCTGCTCTCCAAGCTGATTCCCCTGAGCATCCTGTCGCATCGTGAACCTACCCCGATCGTCGCGAGGAATCTGGGGCGCCGGAGCGGTTCCGTACCGTTCCTCGTCCCATGCCCGGCGAAGCTCGGGAGCTCTTTCGTTCATGAATTTCAGGACGTTCTGATAGGTCGTCTGATAGTGCTCTCTGCGAGCGGCTTCAGGGTCATCGGTGGCAGGGGGTTGCGAACCTTCCGGCTTGTCGCCGGTGGTTTGCTGCTGGCCTGCTGTCCCCTTGGCAGGGTCCTGAATCGTCGGCTGAGCCGGGGTCTGTGCGACTTGTCCGGACTGTTGAGCCGGGGCCTGTGGCTGCGGGGTCTGGGTCTGCGCTGCCGGGGCCGGATTGTCCTGCTTTTGCTGCGGCGTCTGCGGAGCGGTTGTCTCCCCTTGATTCAGGAGGTCGCCTACGCTACTGCCGTCTGGTATTCGTGGCATGACTGATTACTCCATGCCTACGCTTTCGAGTTGTCTCCGGTGGAGGCTCTTGAAGCGCAGGCGGTCTAAAAGGGTTGCGCGCATTTGAAACACTCTGGGTTTGTTGGCCAAGGTTGTCTCAAAGATGTCTATGAGGCCCTGGGTCGCATCCCGCAAAGCGTTCAGCGCCTGAATTTCGTCAGCGTTTTTTTGCACCTGACGAGATAACTTGTTCTGATCCTGCTGAAGCTGAGTCACATTCCGCCTCAAGACGCCCAGAAGTTGCTGGAAGGCGGGAAACTGGCCCAAATGTTCCATCCCCTCAATTTGGCGAACAGCGGTTTCGATCTCCGCCAAACGCTTTTCCATGGTTTCTCCAGGGCGTCGAGTCATGATATACCTCAGTTCAGGTCGAGTATGATGCCCGTAGTCGTCAGGTTTTCGAGAAACACCTTTTCCCCGTGAGTCGACCCACCGACCGCACCGACGACTTTGATATACCTGGTCGAATCGGTTTGGCTGAGGATGGAGTCAATGTACTGGAAGGAGAAGGGTACTCGCTTATGCCACCGAATATCCACGGGCAGCTCGACAATAAACGTGTCGACCATACAGGTATCCATGAACCAGGTGGAGTCGATTTCGGCGTCCGCATTACAGCGGCCGAACCCGAGATAGAGCCTGTCGCCGGGATCCAGCGTGGCCACCCCGCTGACGGTTACAACGGCATAAGCGGAATCGGTGAACGCTATGTCCACCTCGTCGATCACTTCCCAGCGGGCGTCCGTGTACTCGCTGTCGATCGTGATAGTGTCGTGGTGTACGGTCTTATTGTTGAAGACCGGCGCTGCTCCCATGATCGAGATGGCGCCGAGCAGCGCCAAGCCCACCGCCAGGGCCAGTGCAATTCTTGTTTTCATTCCTCTGTTTGCCTCCTTTACCATGTCGTGTAGAATAACTCAAAGAACTTGTAATATGCCGGACCATTCACCAGAGCGGAGTCTGCCTCCCCCACCCCGATAGAATCGTGATGTATGAGCAGGCCCCGCATCCAGTCACCGAACAGAGTGGAATCGTTTCGAAGCAACGTCAGCCGCAGCGTCCCGGAGCCGTTGTCAAGTAAAGTGTCGACTTCGAAGGTCACCCAGGTAGACAGGTCAAAACTGAACTGGACCTTGATGAACAGACTATCGTCGGTCCAGTTGGTGTCGTTGGCGTACTGCGTTTCCGTGTAGGCCGAGACCTTCGGAAAGAACTGAAAACCTTCCTTGTTGCCGACGTACACCGTCGGTGTGAACGCCGTGTCGATCCGAACCGCGACCGAATCGCTTGCAGTAATGCTGTCCTTGTACTGAACACTTACATCAGATGCCGCTATCAGTGCGGGAAGCACTAACAAGACCGCAATCAACAGTTTCGATTTCATGCTGTATTCCTCACATCTTGCGCGGTATCTTCCGCGACCTGTTTTCCTGAATTAACCTTGTATTTCCCGCCGGGCTGACCGCCCGGTATTCGGACGCGCTGGCGCTCCATATCCTGCTCAAAAGCAAGCCTCTGATCGGCCATCTGAATCTGCATCATCACTTCGTCCGGGATTATCATTTCCTCGATATCGTCTGTATCTTCGTCGTAGACTTCGAGCAGTTTCGAATCGAGCTTGCCGCGGAGACAGTTCGGACTGCTGGCCAGCATGGGGTAAATCTCTTTCCAGTTGCGCTGCTTGATCGCCATGTTCGCAATCTTATCCGAACCCTGAAATTCCATGTTGACGCCGCCCGGGATGTCCAGCGGGCCAAGAGTCTCGTACCCGGCCGGCGAAGCCGCAGTAGGAGCGTAAACCGCCATAGCCCGTTCTTCGCCTACAATCTCCACGACGTCGTCAGGCATCACTGACTGGTGGACAATAGAGAGCACCCGGTCGGACAGAGATTTCAAAAAGATTTGCTCACCCAAGACGACGCCCAGCTCCCTGGTCGAACCAGCAGCCTCATCGAGTTTGATAATCTCCGTTGCCGTCGCGTCATCTTCGCTCGGTTCACCCCGGCTCTGAGGCCACTGAGTGGCGCCCATATCCATATACCGCCCGGTCACGGCCATCAGATCGTAGTGGTCCCGGGGCAGAGGATTCCCCTGGGTTATCTGGAGGTAGTTCGACAACGGTTCGTTCTCATCACGTTCAATACCTACCCGGCCGCCCGGAGTCATAACGATTTCCTCAGGCTGGACCCGTTTGTCGTGAACGATCAGAGGTTGATTTGTCATCACGTGGGAGTCGATCGCAATTTCAAAGAGCTCGTTATACAGGTCCTGAAGCAGCTCATTCTGCTTGGATTCTCCCGTGGCCCAGAACTGATTCTGCGTGTGCGCGTCCATATCGTGAATGTAGCGCACCGTATTGATCTTTTTGTGCTTGAAGGGATTCGGAATGTCCCGGAGCGGCAGCAAACCGTTCCAGACGTCGATATATCGATCCTCGGATTCGTACCGGAACAGGATCCCCACGTCGCTGTCAAGCTGGGGCAGTGGTATTCCGAGAGAACTCAGAATCTGCCAGCCAGCATGCTGCTGCATTTCGCCGGTAGCGCCGGGACCGCTCCAGCCTTTTGTATCCAGGAATTTCTGAACGTCCAGACCGGGATACATGCCCTGCTGAGCCATTCTCACAATCTCGCGCTTGCTGGCAATCTGGGGCTTTATGAGATACCGACACCCGCCAAAGTCCTCAAGGTTGGTGGCGATGGGATCAACAAACACCTCCCACGGCGCCCAGGTCTTGAAGCGCAACCGCATCCTCTGAACCGGCACGCGAATCGCTTTCGGACCTTTCGGCGTTAGAACTGCTTTCAGATCCGTCGAAGGTACCCAATAGGGAGTCGCGTCCATAAAGGAAACGCCGTAGAGCAACTTGAGAAGGGCCGCAAACGACTGGTGAACGACGTAGTTGCCTTCGCCCATCAGGTAGTCGACAACGTCGACCCAGACCCGCACGGCGTTTTTGAACTCGGTCCGGCGAGTGGTGAAAGGTAGGTATGGCCTGGTACCGGCCAGAGCCTTTACTTCACCAGGCAACTTGGTCCTGACGATGCTGCGAATCTTCGGAATGAAGATGTTGGCCCGATCGGGGTCCCGGTCGACCATGTCAATAAAGCCGCTGAACATCTGGTAATCGCGGCGATACTGCGCCAAGCGCACGTTCTGGGCCTGCTTGGCCTGCCAGTAGGCATTTCGAAACAGGTCCAGGGGTTTCCCGTCAAAGTCCAGTCGCTGTGTGTTACCTGTTAGAAATAGCACCTGTTATCTCATCGCGCTTTCTGCGGTGCGACAAAAGAAGCCCCCTTTTATCGAGCCGCGCATCGAACCCCTATGTATTCAATCTACCCTATTCCCATCTTGGGCATCCACTTCTCGCTTGTGAGTTTTTCGAACTGACTCCAGGCCCGCAGAATAATACCGTTCTGGGCCAGCCGGCGAGCCACGACCGGCGTCACGTTCTTCAGGTTGAAGTACCGCTCTCCCTGAAAAGACTGGTAACTGAAAGAGATGATCTGCCCGGCGTCCGGCAGATACATATCGACCGTCAACTTTGGGGATCTGGGCGGCAGCTGCGGGACGCCGTTCTTGTTTACGCTCGGATGAATTGCCATCGCATCGGCAAACGGAACGATACCGAACGAGAAATTGATCTTGCAAAGGTCCACCAGTGGCGGCGCCTTTTTGCGTGTCAGCCGGAGGCGCATCATAGACCAGCTCCCTTCCCACAATTCTTCGGTATCTGGTGGCCGAATGTTATGCTGGTCATCTTGGCGGCTCCTGGTATATGGTCTTCATGTCCCGGTCAATCGCGCAATCGATCTTCTCGTTGGCCTGTTTTTGTTCCTGCTCTGCCAGCCCAGACGAATTCCGTGCGGCAACATGAAGTCCCAGACAGCGGTGACAAAGCAAACCAACGGTGTCGGTCCCGACCTGTCTTATCGGTATGGGATCACTTAGGCGAGGATTCGGACAGCGGCACAACTTGACCTCAGCAACCAAGGGCCCGTTGTGGTCGTCCACGGTAGCTGCGGCATCCTGGATCCCAAACTCGTCGCAAAACTCCTGGCTCGCGCAGGGTCCCCCCTTCAGCAACCATCTATCGCTGCTCACATTCTCGCTTTCGTGATCCACAGCGGGCTTTGTGTCGCAGTCGTGAGGCGCAACTTGCTTCTCCAGCGCGGCCAGGCGGGATTCGAGGGACTTGAAAGATAATTCCAACATTGAGAAGCGCCCCACCGTCTTCGAATGGCACGTATTCGATTTCGCTACCATAAATTTTAGGTCAGTAAGATCGTTGAGAAATTTATCAAGGAGGTCGGCTTGTAAGTTCAACCGTTCCTCTAATTCCGCTATCTTCTCCGCGTCAGTCATCGCTTGGCCTCCGGGGATCACCAGCCCAATACCTAAATTTCCATAAATCTCTTGTTTCTTTGTCTGGTGGCCAGCCAGAATTATAAGACTTATAGCCATCGCAAACGGGACAATTATCAACCGCTGGGGCGTCTGAGTTACATAGCGGACAAAACTTGTAGCCCGATGTCTTGTACCACACCCAAGCTCGATGTAGAGCAAAAAGAATTCGTCCGACCATACTCCCTACCCCTCCTCCACCGGGGTGTAGGTGGCGGTGAGGGCTGTATCTATTTTTTGGCAGTAGCGCCTGGCGGACTTACGAGATCGGCAATTACCCATTCTCCTACTCCTGAACCACATCACCACGTACTTGTTAGTTACCTTAACCGGCTTCTTGCGATACTTCATCCGAAATTCCCTCTTATGACTTCGGCTCGATGGAGCGCGTCATTGCGGTCACTGAACTGCGGAGAACTCTCCCCCTCGAAGACAATCCAAGCGTATGGAAAGCCGGACCGATCACGTCGTTCAATAACATCACCGACCTTAATGCCGTCCGCTTCGACGACTTCAACGATGGTTCTCATCACCACTTCCCCGTCAAAGTATGCCGCCGTCTCACTGGCGGCAGATTGACTCGCCCGCTGTCGTCACAGGCCCGGTCCATCCAGTGCAGACCGCAGTCGTCACAGCGATAGTGCTCCTGGCCGCGGACAACCGGCGCCACCTTGAGCGTCCGAAAGTTGTTGCCGTCACAGCGAGGGCAGCTCTTGCTCATTTGGCTCCTAAGTTTTCTACGGGTCGACGGGATTCGAACCCGCAAGCGATAAACGCATGGGCGTCCCCACAGCTGGAGTGCTCCCCAACCAACCGGCCTCTGTCTCGGTTCGCCAACCGAAGTATCCGGTAGTGTATACCAGTTCCACCACAACCCGTAGTTTTCATTGCAACGTCATCACACCTTCCCCGTAACGGAATGCCGGCGCCCGGGAGGTAATACTTTTTTCGGTCCCGAGCTCGAAGCCGTCTGGCGCCGGTCCATCAACTGCTTGATCTTCGTCAGCGCGTGGACCAGGGCGTCGACCCGGTCATTCAGGAACTTGCCGTCACCGGTAAACATCATCATTTCCCGAAGCAGCGCCTGGTGCCCGGGGTCGTGCCGATTGATATGAAATTGCCCATTTTGAACCATAGACTGGACGGCCATTGCCCGCAAGACCTTGTCCCTGGTCGGTCGGACTGTCTCGATATTCAACTGAATCCCGTACAACCGCTGCAAAGCCTTCAATTCCTCCGTCATGGCATCGTCACCATGGCCCTTGGCCAGGTCAGATTCCTGTACGGTGCAATTCTGGTGGAATGCATTGAATACCTGAACCGTCTGTTCGGCGCCCTCCTTTGTGCTCCACCGATCGGCCCGGCACTCCAGCAGGAAGATGTCCGGCACAGCCCCCAAAGTCGCCGCCACCGTAACCATGGCCGTATTGCAAGCCTTCGTGTCCTTGCTCTGGGCTTTGTCGATACCGGTCACGATGTAGAAGCCCTCTCGGCGTAACCGGTCAAACTGCTCAGAATCGGGATCGTAATCTTTGATCCACTCCATTCGAAACACGGGATTGCCGGACACTCTGGGCTCGCACATGTACTCGCCGTAGTAGTTGTCCAGCCCCATGAGCCGTTTGCGTTGCTCCAGATACTCCTGGGGAAAGTGGTCCGGCCAGATCGAATTGCCAAACGCGTCCTCCACCGGAAAGGACAACACCTTGAAGTCTTCCATTTCCTTGAGGGCAGAACACAGGGACAGCGGACTGATCGGCGTGCCGATGAACAACAGGCGCTGTTCCGGTAGAATAACCGGCAACAGGTCGGTGAGGAACCACTGCATGTCACGGTTCAGAATAGCCTCAGACTCGCAATCGTCCGTGTTCTGAGGGTCGTCGATCAAAACGGTTCCGCGGGATCCTCGAATCGAACTTTTCTTGCCGTGTGAGTAGAAGTTGATTCGACCGCCACCTGGTCGAATGACCTCGACGTGCCGCTGCCCCCAGGCGGCACCCCGAGTCAGACCGAAGTCATTCAGAAGAATCTCGTTCGTCTCAAGCTCGTCCCGCACGTGCTTCATTAGCTTGATGGCAGTACCGTTATCGTCACCCGATCGGCTAAGAATCTGCAGCTCGCTATCATCCGGCGCCGCTTCCGCTATCTGCCAGAGAACCCAATTTTCAACCAGGGTGGTCTTGCCACCGGCCCGCATAGCCTCAAGCAGGACGTAGGACGCCGAGGGATCCGCCAGGACACGATTGATTTCGCGGTGGAAAGGAGGGACAGCCTGCTTCAGCCGGTGCGGCAGATACTCCGCCGTGAACATTTCCAGCGGATTCAGATCGACTGTTATCGGCTGGACCATGCTCACCACCACGCTAATTATCAGACTGAACAGGGACAAAACCATATTTCCCCAAACCCTCAAGCCGGTTTTCTTCCCGCTTTTTCTTGAGTTCTTCCGGTGATAGATTGACCGACACCCCGATATTGATACCACGACCGGTCGGGAAGAAAGTCTTCCCTTCCTCCAGCAGCCTCACAACAGCCGCGTCCGATCCGTACCGCGCCGACCGGACGTATCGAGCCAGCATTTCGGACTGAATTGATCCAAGAAGGTTGTGCCGATACTGCTTCTCGGCATCCTGGTACTTCTCCAGCTTGCGGTACTTGTAGTAAGTTTGCGGACAGACCGAGGCAAGACGACATTTCTCCAGGTTTGGAACGTCAACGAGCTGCGGTAAAGAATTGACCACTATAATTTTACGCTGAGCCCCGGTTAAAGTCTTGTCGTCTATCAGAGTAGCCAACTGTCTAACTAGTTCCGGTGTGATTTCGGAAGGATCAGTACCCGGGACTGGCTTGGCTTTATTTGTTTGCTTGCGCCGTCTGCCCATGGTCACAGCCCTCGAGATTTGCTGTTCAAACAAGACCCGGTGGAAGTAAAGGGGAAACCACCGGGCCTTGTCAGCATCAGTGCCAGTAGAAGGGACCTCTCCGTAAATCACTTCAACCGACACCGCATTATGGGCAATTCGATTTTTCCGTCAATCTCAAATGTTTTGATGTTTTGGGAATTCGGTCCCGGGCCAAGCACTCACCGACCCGGGACCACGATGAAAAGAATGCTAACAACCAACTGTCTCGTTTCTCTGTCTTTTTGATTTTAGACAATCAAAGGCACCACCTCCTTGACCGTGTAGATAGATAGCAAGCAGCACCACCGCTATAAATGAAAGTGGCTCATTGTGCGGCTTGCCGTTTTTACCCGGTAGACTTTCCAACATACTTATCGCACGCTCCAAACAGAGCATTAGGTCAGGCCCTATCTCATCCAACCTATCTTCCAACTTTATCATAGCCTCAACTCCCTCTGGTCGGTCGAGACCAGTTTGTAGTAGTTCATTTTGCCATGCCTGACCTTCTCGATCAGGTGCCCCTTGTTTCGAAGGCGCCGGATATATTCGCTGAACCGGTGGGAACAAGAACGCAGGATCTCGTTCGTCGAAACCCATCGGTCGGCGTGCCTTGCCAGGAACTCGTATGTAATTTCTTCGCCGGTCATCGGAAAATCACGATCGCACTCGGGAACGGCGCCCTGCCTTTTGAACCACCGAATTTCAATCGTCCCCGGATGTATCTAATTTCTCCCTTCAAGCAGTAATCATGCCACCAGCTCGTATCCGTGTTGGCCGGCACCAAGCAGACTACCGTCGTATCGCTCGCCCTGGCCGTGTTGTAAGCCTTCATAAGCCATAGCCCGATAGTCTTCCCATAAGGCGGATTCACAAACACGGACCGATATTGAGTCCAGTCCTGCTCCAAGCCGTCGTCTGTGATCGAGAAAAAGTTTTTGACCTTCTTGTTCTGAGCTGTGGCGCAGGCGTCCAGATCAAACTTGAATTCGTCGTTCAGTTCCCGGAACAGCCAGAGCGGCGTGCCAAACTCGACCGAGCCGGACGTGGTTTTGGTCCTATGAAGCGGGTCCGTCACAACAGGGCTTCCTGTTTCGAAAAGTCTTTAAGTGGATCGAACCGGCCGAGCTGTTCGTGGACGTCGTAAAAGTCGGCGAAAGTGATCAGGACCCCCGGTGGTTCGTCTTTTGTGGCCCAGATTTTTGCAGACGGGTGAAGCGTCATAACGATCTGATCGTCCTCGTAGTACAGCACACCTTTCGGATGCGGACCCTCTACTCGTACACGCCGTCTTTCTATTCTACCTGTCGAGGGGTTTAGCTCCTTCACCAGCTTGCTGATCGCTGGTGTCCTTTTGAGGGCATTCCTGATTGCGTAACTATAATTATCTTCGTCCGGCGCCAGTGAGGGTACAGGTAACTTGTTAGTCTCAGCCTTATTCCTAAACACCACGATGCCGAGTCCGATTGGATGGTTCTTCTCGAACGGTTCCACCTTCCGCTCAGCCATCCACGCCAGAACGTTGTTGCGAACATGCTCTATCCAACGTCGCTTGTAGCCATGGTCATACTTCTCTATCTTACCTGTGTTAGGATTCTTCCTGGTGCGGTAATCATGATCGACGGGGACAAGCCGTGGCTTCTGACCGGGCCGCTGGATGACGGCAACGTCCTTTTTTGGTGCCGGCTGCGGTTCACCGTATATCCTGATTTGATGTAGGCCGTCCTTGGCCATTAGGTCCTCCTGGATCTTGACGTTACGAGTACCATCCTCCCCTGGATGATCTTGTTGACGATTTTTGCGAACTGCTCTGCAGGCATACGCTGAAGCTGATAAGAGTGAATCGAAGCCGTTTCCTGGCGGATTCGTAGAATCTCTTTCTGCCCATTCCGGCGTTGCTGGAGTTCCCTTTGCCAGTGTTCAACGTTGTGAGTCGGTCTGCGCCCCTCGTAATACCTCTGCTGCTGTTCTTTCTTGTGAAGCGGCAGACAATAGGCGCAGAAGTGCTTTCTGGGACCGACCCGATTGGTACAGCCAGGGTACCGGCAGACGCGTTTTCCATCAGCCACCACCTTGCCCCTCCGGATGCCGTTTGCGATATTCCCGAAGAACTGCTGCCGTGAATTCCTCCTGTGACTTGCTTTCAATCCGCAGACGCTCTACCACGTCGCTAGGAACGTCCGCAAACGCGACCTCTTTCCTCTTTTTTTGTGAAACCTCTTTGCCGGCCCTTGGCCGGGAAGAAGAAGAAGAAGTAGAAGTAGAAGTAGAAGTAGAAGAAGAAGACGGCGGGCTCTGCCCGTGCTTTTCCGGTGCTGTGCACGGTGCTGTGCATGGTGCTGAGCCCGGTGCTGAGCACCGTGCTTTTCGACGCTTTGGCGGAGGGATAACTGACGGTGCTTCTTTGACATGGCAAGACTGGTGCTTCGTGAAGTTGACTATCTGAATGAAGTCTTCCCCTGCAATAGAGTAGCGCTTGATAAAACGGGACCGATGCAGTTGCAATAACATAGCATTGACATCAAGTTGCACTTCGAAGGGAAAGATTGTGTAATGAATGGTACTAATTATGTCCTTCAAGCGACCTTCTCGGTCCGCCATATTCCACAATCCGATGAACAAAAGCCGGGTGTGCGGCCCCAAGCTGGCCAGTTTTTTGTTGGACCAAAGCCCAGGTTTTACCTGCCGGATCCTCATCAAAACCCCATTGCTCGACGGCGATTTCTGGCCTGTTCCACCGGTGGAACATCACTATAGCGGTTGACCAGGCCAGCACATTCCGGGCACAGAGAGGCGCCTACGCCAGTACAGCGTCTGCCACAACCGGGGCACGAATGCCAGTGGTGGCCATTTACATTATCAGGATTCTTCCCCCGAACGGTGATTTGCTGTCCTTCCATGGACCTGATTCCTCCTGGTAATAGTTACTTTGTATTCAATTTGCACGGTTTGGCCGTCTGGTAACTCCATTACTGAACGATGTACGATGGCACTGCCGGCGTGCGGTTCCTGCCTGAGATCCAACCCCGTCACCATGGCGTACATTTGGCCACGGACCTGAGCAATGTCTTGATAGTTAAGACCGGAATCACTCATCGATCGTTTTCCTTTTTCGTTGTGAGAAGGCACTGCCTGGCCATGCGTCTAACGGTGTGAGCAGTCATTCTGGCCACTCCCTCAGCCTCAAATCTTCCGGGAATTCTTCGAGCCGATGAACCACCTTGCCCTTTTCGTCGTGGATCTGCTTCACCCACACCGGGACGCCCGCATCTTGACAATGCGAAACGATATCCCGAGCCCAAGCGAGATCAAAAGGCCTCCGCTTAGGACCGGACTCGGCCCCGATTATGACTAAACCAATAGGTCCGGCGGGTGTCTTCCACGTATCCCTGTCGTGAATTGGCAGCAGTATTTTTCTTGTGAGCACTGGACCGAGGAGCGGTTCGAAGGATACAAACCGCTTTGCGGCTGGAGTCCTCATCAGCCACGTCAGCCGGTCAATCTGATCCTGACTCTCGACCGACGTGCCGAGCCAAATATGATTTAGCATTTTTGGTTTTGAGCATTGAAACTCACCAAACCACTCAGCCATTCGCTTCGCGCGCTTTGTTAGAATCAAAAAACGATGCTGCTGTGCTATGACCATTTTCACTATCACTTCGAAAATAAAATCATCCGGCACGTCGGGATGAAACAGGTCGTTCCAAATCGCAATCACCTTCGGCTTGCCCCGGACGGCTTTCTCCAGCGCGCCGATGTCGGTCTGTACCCGCCCGCTCCACTTGCCGCCGCGAGTAGTGTTGCCGGTCTTGAACCGATGCTCCATGCCAGCCGCCCAGCAGTTCGCACAGCCCGGCGAGACGACAGTACAGCCCTTGACGACCATCGGGCCCTTATCCCACCACAGGCCGGCGTCCATGCGTTTCTGCGTCGGGGTCACTTGGCCTTCTCCTTGATCCGCGTTTCCTTGACAGTGTAAACTATGCGAGACCTGCTGTTCCGACAAGACACCTCAACGACCGTGCCGATGATTGCGATTTTGTCACCGGGATTAAATTGAGACAATCGCCCGGATTCAGATTCCTGTGTTTTCTCGTGGGGTTGCCAACGTATTGCAAGTTGCCCCATCTCTTTTAGCCAATCACGGTGGAGGTTGTTGCCCGTCTCTTGCAACCGTTTGACCTCCACTTTGAGTTTGGCGATGTACTTATCCGGGTCTGCGTACTTTGACTGCACGGCAAACGTTTTCATCCCTCCTCCTTCTCCGCGTCCTTATCGTCTGGATTGTACCAGTTGGTAAACTCAAAGACTTGCTCCATGTTGTGAGTGAAGATTTCCACACAACCGTCCGGCGTCACTCGCAGTTCTACTTGCGTCCCGGCGCACTCGGCCGGAATTCTTCCGGGGTCGGCCGGATATAGGAACACCGTCAAAACTTCCCCCCTATGGACAACTACCTGCTCCACCTCGGTAGATATTCGTGTATTTCTCATTTCTCCTCCTCCTCGTTGAGTTCGTCCAGGAAGGCGGTAAGGTCGCGGAGGTCGGACGACTCAAGCGATAATCCTGGAAATAATTGGAATGTGGGTCTCCCGTCATAAATGACGACAACTCCGATTTGCTCCCGAAAAACCCCACTTGTCCTGCATATATTCCACACGGACCGAGTTACTACACTCTTCTCCGCCACCATGTACTCGCCGACTTTTCGCGTCTCAGGCATCCGGGGCCTCCTTGTGGCTGGAATAGGTCATCTCTAAATGGACGCTGACAGTAAACTCTTTTTCACATTCCTCACATTCCCACTCGTGGCGGAAGTCTTCTCGCGGGTCCTCCAACCAAGAGTCCGTGTGTTCGTGGCCGCAGTAGGGACAGACGATAAACATCGTGTTTTCGTAGTCCCATTCGTCAATTTTACGTAGCTCGTCGCTCATCACTCCACCTCCTTGTCTCCCAGCGCGGCTTGGGCGGCCCCCTTCATGGCGGCGAGGATATCGTTGACCAAATCATCATACAGGTTTCGATCTGGCCCCTTCCCAACCGCCTCAAGTGAGTCAGCTACGTGTTGCATTTGGTGGATATCAACCCAGATGGTTCGCCACCCGTTTGATTCGTGCTTGCAAGTTAGGTGAGCCGCCACCCTCTCGGCCATTTCTCGCGTAGGCACAGCGTTCAGGCGGGCGGCTCTGACGGTTTCAATGAAGTCATGCTTGATAGCATCGCGGATAGGCCACGGATTCCCCTCGTCATCCTCGGTCACACCCTCCGGCATCAGATCGTTTTGTTCGAGACGCTCGGCGAATTTCTCCGCCACCTCCCCAACACCTCCCCCCTGCGGCTTGGCCTCAAGGACGCGGCGATAGAAATTAGCCAAGATAGCCCGTTGGTCGAGGTCTGTGGTTAGAGACAATATCAGCTTCTCCACCTCATCCGGCAGTTTGTTACTCATATCCCCTTTCTGTGCAGGGCCCGAGGCGGGTCATTTAACCCCGGACCCTGCTGCTCCCATGTGAAGGACCACGGCTCTACGCCGCGGACTTTTTGGTTTCCGGCGAAGCGTCGGTCTTCTCCGCCTGCTTCGTCGCCTTCTTCGCCTCCGGGACCTCCCGGACGATCACTTCCACCTTCTTGCTGCCCTGGAACAGATTGAAGAGAGTGGACTTCTCTTCCTCAGACAGGTTCTCCGCTACGAAACCGCAGCTGACCTGCTTCGCGCCCTTGCCGGGTTTGTCCATCCGGAACGTGACCTTCCGGCAAAGCACCTGAGCTTCAAAGGAAAGGTCCAGGTGCGTTTGATCGGGAGCGTCCATCCAGTTCGAGAACTCGACGATCTTGCGAACCGTTTTGTCGCTCGCGGCCCGTTCGCTGACCGGCGCCTCGACCTTGAAGCCGACCGTGATTCCGTCCGGCGACGTCGCCGTGAGCTCCTGCTTCAGCATGTTCTTTGTGATTGGCATCTTGCCTCCATGTTATTACTGCCAAGGACCGTGTCGAGGCAGAAGTGGGGGGAGGGAACCTACCGCCCCGAGCAACGGTCCCGGCAGTTTGTTGCTGTATTAGTCTTTCAGGCCGGCATCAGTCCGCAGGCTGTCAATGAACGCATTGAACGTGTTGGCTGCCTCGATCCTGGCGGTGCTGTCAGCCGCCGCGACAAACGCGTGATAGAGACGCTGAGACTTCACCGCGACTTCGAGTCGCTGCCGACCCTCAGCCTGGGCAGTCTTCTCCGCCTTGTCCATTTCAGAATCAAGCAGGAAGGCAGAAAAGATCGTCACGATTGCGAAGAACATCAGCCCCAACGTGCAGAGGCAAAACGTGAACAGCCGCCAGCTCCACTGTCTCAGTTGATCGAATGCGCTGCCCATTAAGCGTTAGCTCCCGCCGGCTCCGGCCTGCTGTCAAGGTTCAATTCCGGGTCAACCTCTTCCTGACCGTTACCGGGGTCAGTCTTCAGGTCTTCCAGCTTCAGAAGTAACCGGACAATGTTCCCCTTGTTGTTCTTGG